TCTATCGATAGCATCCTTAAACCCCAAGTTCTCCAATTCCATAATCACGTTAATTGCATTGCCACCCTTACCGCAAGTGTGGCAGTAGTAAAGGTTGTTATAGGTATCAATTACTGCAGAGCGCCTGCTGTCCTCGTGCATACAGCATCGCACTGACACATTGAAGCCTTCCTTTACTTCCCCTCCAAAGTGTCTTACTACATCTGCTATGGAGACTGAGTTTGCATCGGAGCTGGCTTTTGACCTTTTCTTACGAACCACCCTGGTCCAGTCTTGTGCTGGCATCCGCAATCTCCCTCGCATTTATCGTGAAAATCTTTGGCTAAGTCGGTCTTACCAATAGTGTTGTGATGACCTGCCCAACAACAACTACTGCAAATCATAACTCTTCAACCTTTTCCTCAAAGTCTTCAAAGAAACTGTTGTAATCATTCTCGTTTTTTGACACTCGAAACTTAGCCCTCACCAAAGCATCTTCTTTTGAGTTTGCTGTAATGATTGTTTCTCTACGTGAAAGAAAAGTAACCTTGTAGTTCTTCTCTCCTTCAGACAAGGGTTCACCTGTCCATATATTTGATGTTGTTATCTGTCCTTCAGGAACTGGCATTACTACTCCTATCTTGTAACCATTGGTCTAAGTCTTGGATAACCCAAGCCTTCTCTACTCCGTGTTGTCTGCGTTTGACTACGACGAAGGCTGGCGGGTTGACGGGTAGTCCGCGAGCCTTCGCGTAGTTGGCTGCCTCAGTCTGGGCTTCCGCCCAGAACTGTGGAAGACTAAGTGACTTACGATTCTTACACTCCAAAATATAGGTCTGACCTGCGATTATAGTAACCACATCGCCTTCGTCTGCAGCGCCCGCTTTAGCGAGTCGTTCGGCGAAGTGTCCAAGTTTGCGTAAGTATTTCATTACATCCGTCTCGAACTTGGAACCCTTTTGTTTGTTATATGAACTCATATAATCCTTGTGTAGTTGGAGTGCAGAACTGCCCTACCAAAAGCATCAGCATCATTGATCTGACAGGTAGCAAAGTTCACAAATAAACTTGCGTAATCTTGCCCGTCTGCCTGATGTTTGCCAAAGCGATTCTTAACGGCTGCGACTCGAAGGTTGTGACTCATCGGGTCATAGCCAAGAGTTAGTATCAAAGCTGGAAGTTGACTCACCTTTCCGTGGATTGCACGGCGATGAGGTGGATGAGTTCCAGGTCCATACTCACTTTGTTCTGATACGTGGTGCAAGACAAGCACACAGGCTTCAGTCTTACGAGCCATATCGTGCAGGTCCATCATTATCTGACGAAGCCCTGCCCATTCATTATCAGATTCAGCAGCGACATTCATTAGGTTATCTATGACAATGAGTTGTGGTGCTACTCCATAGAGTTCTATGTAAGCCTTAATCTCATCTTCGATATCATCAAGGTTTGGTGATGAATCAAATACCCATTGAATGTGGGATATATCTTCTAGGTTGTCAGCATAAGCATCAGGATTATATGAAATCTGATTCTCTACTGTTTGCTGACTATGTCCTGACACGTGAGCAGTAGCGCGAAGCATCACTGTCGCGATGTCAGTATCTGCGGAGAAAAACAGAGTAGGTACTTTTGATTTAATAGCATATACGAGAGCGAACATAGACTTTCCAGCGTTAGGTGCAGCGGCAACCATACACACTTGACCACGCCGAAACTTTATGTCCTTGGTTTCTAAGTCTTTCCACACAGTCGGAAGTGGCTGCGCCAATGTTTGGGCAGTCCTCCAAGCGCGGTCTAACCTAAGCACTTTCCTCCCGTCGTACTACTATTTTATTTTTTCTTCTTAACTGTTTTCTGTCCCACTCTGTAAGGCCACCCCAGATTCCGTAACGCTCGTTATGGATGCCCCATTCTGCACACTCACTTTGATGGATACAGTTGTTACATATACTTCGTGCGTATATGAGTTCGTATGACCTTGAGTCTCCCTTTTCGGGAAACCAAAAGTCTCCACCTGTTTGAGCGCAGAGAGGATCCTCGAATTCACGAGGCTCTCGCATTGGGTCATCGGACCCAAATAGTTTGGCACTTGTCTGGTGCGCCCTTTGATGCAGCACACATATAGCCCTTCCAAGGACCTTTAGCGCTTACTCCCTCGCGATATACCATCGCTCCGTGTTTGCAAGTATTGCTTGATGGTTGTACTGCTGGTGCAGTTACAGGTGCAGAACCTTGAACGGGCGCAGAAGATCCAGCGCCTCGAAATGTGTCAGCTGTTGAAGTAATCAACGCCGATACCATTGCTAGGTCAGTTAGACCTGTTTCCAATTCACGCACATCTGATGCGTAAAGATTTACAAGAGTTCCGTCAGGCAACTTGTAGTTGACTTGGAACTTTGTTGACTCGGGTGCAGCCATTTACCTTCCTCCAGTTTTTCTAATGGAAAGCCTTGTGCTTTCCTTTCCTTGCTTAGTCGGCACAAAGCCTAGTGCTTTCTCCACCGCTTCTCTGTCGACTGTGTTACTTTGGACTGTAGACCATTTGATCTCATATCCTGTTGTTGTAACTCCAGTTACTCCAAGAAAGGTTTCTCTTAACCCTTCTTTCTTTTTTTCCAAAGACTTAATCTGTTCATCCAGTTGAGCATACTCAAGTACATTAAGTGATGTTTGTTCATCATCAAGAACTGGGATGTTATTCTCCCATAAGTTCTTTTTTTAGACCAACGCATCCCATCTCACCAGAGGCGTCGTAGTATTTGCAATAGAACCTGCAGTAACTTTCGTCCTTTTCAGGTTCAGGTGCAAGGTCCGATGTCTTGATTGCAGATAACCAATCGAGCGCCTCTAGTGCGATGGCCTCATCATAGGGTTCAGAATGTATTGCTACATCACGTTCATCCCCATCACGAGGAATGGCTACAAGATTCACAGTCTGAACCTTCCCCAACCCAGACTTTTGAATTAGGTAGCCATAAACTTGTACTTGCCAGCGTTGTTGTTTAGACGGGAAGTAGTTCAAGTTCTTAGTCTTGACAGTCTTCCAGTCCACTACATCACCTGTCCCAGGAATGAAGCAGTCAACGTGTGCTTTCATACCGTCATATTCGACAGTCTGTTCAAGCAGTACATCTTTGTTATCAGCCAATGCGGACTCAATCGCTGAGTGGATTGCCGTACCCATAATCGCTGCGAGTTTCAACTCGCTGTCGTTGGTTTCAGGCTGATTGTTTAAACGGTACCAGACTTTACGACGACAACCGCCAAGCTCTGATGGTCCAATCTGCACTTGAGTAGAGCGACCACGCTTGTTCTCTTTTTCGTGTAAAGCCTTGATTAATAATTCTTTTATATCCATCCGTTGCCCTGCCATCTTGTAAGAGTGATGTTGAAGAATAGCAAGTTTACCTGCAAAACTCTAGCCACTGCACGCAGTGGTGCATAGTCAAATACTTTGTAATAGTCCAAACCTATGGACCAGTTATCCAAGTGGTGTGCATTGATATGCACTGTCCACACTTTCCAATCTTTTCTCACGTTAACTCCCGTCTTTGAGTAACTAATTGAATCGGAGGACAGGTATTAATGTCAAGCATCGAGGCAACCTGAACTGCCTTCTCGGCGTGTTGCTCTACATTACCAATAGTGAGACGACCCATACGATCATAAAGATAACCGAGAGCATAAGCGCCGCCACTGCCAATTCCATAAATACCGCTATCACTCTTGATGAACGACAGGTCCGTCGCGATATGGAATACATTCCCATCAAACGCGACAATGTAGTCGAATCCTGCTTCCTTGTCTTTCGACGCTTCATACGGGTCGTATCCATTCTCTTTGAAAGCCGTGAGTATTGATGGCATCACTTTCTTACCCATCCACTGGACGGGATCTGCACCCTTGTATGCAGGCGGAGTCCAGTTATAGGTCAAGATGTCACCAGGTCTAGCATCACCAACGATACCTAGCAGGTACTTACCGATGTGAATTATTTTCGGAGTTGAGGTACTAACAGTCCTCATACTGTCCTCGGTGATTTGGCTATCAGCAGCCAAGACTGCAATGTTCTCCAGCTCTACTGCTACCAATGTTGTCATAGCAGAGAATTATATATCTTCGGCGTGTCGTCGCGTTAGCGACACACCTGGTCGTTACAATATGAGCGAAGCGAATAACAGTACAGGGGCCGCTTATCGGCGGCCCAGTATCTACCACACTATGCGGTTCCGTCTACCAAGGCTGCGAAAAAACAGTCTACCACCGATACAGGCTTCTGACCTGCGGTCTATAGGACCGACCCATCAATGCGTCTGTGGCTGTACAGTTTTTAACACTTATGTCCAGTTCGAGGACTACGAGATCTGTTGGTATGCCCTTGATGTTCAATGTGCTAGTTGCGGAAATCTACTCAAAGCCCCTTGTCCTATCGATAAAGAGGCATAAAAAAAGAAGCCCCCATCCCGTAAGGGACAGGGGCTTTGCCTCGCGCTATCTACAAACTATGCTGCTCCGCGACCAAAATCTTTAGCGGATGTGTCGAGGTACTTCAA